GTCTACCCAATAACCCAGAGTTTTAATATAAAATTCTCCACCATTTTCTGCATGTTGAAAGTTATAACCATTAGCTTTACCGTATTCGTCTATAATTTTGCAAGCTTCTATATTATAATTTGGGTATAGTTTACCATTATTGTTTAATTTAGATTCCTTATATTTTAAATAAGCTAATCTCATTTTTAATTTAGCATCATCAGAAACATGTTTACCCTTGTTATTTTTATTACCAATGTTCACATTCCTTAACATAGATTTTAATTTATTTGCCTTTTTCTCACCATATAATTCTTCATATGTTTTACCACGTATAGAATCAAAGTGCTTATTCATTTTATCTATGACATCTTGTCGTTTCATTGCTAGTTTTGTTGCTATAGAAATCTTTTTTCTTTCTTCTGAATTTTCGTAATGTTTTCTATTACCAACGGATATTTTGTCTCTTATTTCCTTACTTCTATGTGTTCCATAACGAGGATTATTTTTTCCAGACAATGAAATTGATATTTTTTTTCTAACATCTAACCGTTTACTAGGGTTTTTGTTACCCATTTTTTGAATAGATAATTTTTTTCTAACATCAATTCTACATGCGGGATTTTTATCTCCAGTAATACTTATTCCATAACATTGTCTAGAACAATATTTTTTATTTTTATTAGTTGCTTTAAATTTTACACCGCAGAGTATACATTTTTTATACACTATTGACTCCTCACAAAAATATCTGAATTAGGATATTTTACCTGAAAAATTGATGGATCTAAAGACGTAAATACTACTCCATTAATAGTTGCAGACTGTATTCCATAAAAATTATTTGAATATTGTTCCCCTGTTGAATCATATTTATTAGTTATTCGCACATCTGACACTGTTCTTACACCATCTACATTGTCCAATAAATTATAGATTTCTGATAATATAATTGGCATTCCAATGGACCACTTATCAATTTCGAAGTACTTTTTTAATTCATTTACACACTGCAGGGAAACTTCCCTTTTATTAATTACATTCTGAAATACAATTATATCTACATCTATTCCAATATCTATTATATATGCATCTTTTATATTTACCGCATCCGTTACCATTCTATAATTATCTAAATAAAATTTTAGATTGTTTTTTATAGCTGCATTTAAAGGTATTAAGTGTTTATTTGAATCATATGCTAAACAATATGCATTTAAAGCTAAAGGATTTATAAATCTTATATTATAATTAGTATTATCTTGTATAGTCTTACTATTCAATATCTGTGTATCTTGTTCTATCTTAACCTTAGCCACACTTCCATATTTAGGGTGCATAGAAAGTATTCTTATCTCATAATCTTCTCTTGTTACACATCTGTCTTGGGCAGAAAAATATGCTAAGGCATTATTTCTTATATCCTCGATAGTTTCAGCTCCTTTAGACCCGACTGCAGGCGTAGAATTTATAACTGCTACTGATGACTTTACTCTATTTAATAAAGCCGCATCTAATCCAGTATCATCGATTTCAACTATTGTTTTTGTTACAATATTAATATCTCCAGTAGCTACGTTTGCCCTCTCATCAGTACCTCTTACATAGACAATAGTCAACGTTGTATTGTTTGGTATTTGACTATAAGTTCTAGTACTTAAAAAACTCCGTGGATCAAGTGGCATATTAAAATATGTATATCCAACATTTTTTGGATTAGGAATTATCATTTCATCTGGATATGCAGATGTACCTGCACCAAATTGAATTTCTGTTCTTCCATCTGCTCTTATTTTTTTAATAAATCTCTTTGCTACTTTTTTATATCTCAATAAATAGGGTACAGTTCTACTATATGAAGACAAATTGTCTTGATCTATCAATTCTGTCTTGACACTTTCTAAAATTGTATCTTGTGCTAAATAAGGTACTTGGTACCAATTATTCCTGTTAGAATCAACAACACTAACTATATCAATAATATCATTATCTGGTAATATAATAGTTAAATATTTTTCTAGAGATGTTATAGTAAAATCTTTTTCTACTATTATACCAGAGGATGCAGGTACACTTTTCTTTAATAGAAAATAAGTTACTTCATCTCCTGCTGAGTTCGTCTCATATACTGTTATTTCAGTAGGATATGAACCAGATTCAGCAAAATCAATTACATCATCCACTCTAAATATTATATCAGAATTAGTTTCTGATACTGCTTTAAGATCAGAAATCCTCAGTGCATATCTCCAGTCAGGAGTAAAAGGAAATCCTGTTGCTGGAATAACTTGATACACATCTAAAGTAGTATAAGAAACACCTCCTAGTTTAGGTATATAACCAAGTGCATATGCTCCATTAATAACATTTGTTTTATTTTGGGCCAATTGTATGAATGATTCTCTTAATTGAATGTCTGTATATAAAGATAGTATATCAGACACGTATGATGCTATTTCGATCATCATCATCCCAGTTGAAGCCTGAGAAAAATCTTGATAATCATCTGGAAAATAAACTTTAGTAAAATCAATCAGGTTATTTCTAATAGTTTTAAAATCTTTGTTTAAATATAAAACATCCTTCAAAACATTACGTGATGGCATTTTTCATCTCCCATTCTTTAAGTTCTATAAATTTACAACCTAAATATTCTATAATTTCCTGTTTTCTTCTTTCATCTTTATCTACGCGTCTTTTATGTGCATTTTCATAATATTCAATCACAACATTTTTAGTCTTATCATATCCATCTACCCAATATCCTAGTTCTGGTATTCTATATTCTCCGCCATTTTCTGCGTGTTGAAAATTGTACCCGTTAGCTTTACCATATTCTTCCATTATTTTACACGCTTCTATATTATAATTGGGCCATATTATACCATTTCTATCTTCAATTCTTTTAATTGCTGATAATCTTAAGCGGGTTTTATGTTCTGATGAAAACTTTTTGTTTAAGTTGTTGTGTGCATTAGAACAGTGTCGACATTCAGCATTATTAATAATTGCAGCAATTAAGTATTTTCTCTTTCTATAAATAATTTCTATATTACACATAGGACAACTTCTTTTAAATTCTGGCACTTTATTTCCTTATTTAACAGTAATTTCTATCGTTTCCTGTAACGTAGAATTTGCTTTTAAATAATATGATACTTTTATATTCAATTCATTTTCGTACCGCTCAATTTCTAAATTATTTAAAACTATTTCTGGCACATATTTTTTAATTTTGCGCTCTATTTCTAATCTAATAAATTCTTCTAACTCCATAGTTGAAGGAGAAAATAAATATTTATGTAGTCCTAATCCAAACTCTGGACTAAATGGTCTTTCGCCTGGCATTGTACGAAATAAAATATTTACTTTACTTCTAATAGCATCTACATTTGAATATGTTTTTTTAAAAAATCCATCACTTCCTTTTGTGATCGGATAATCTATATTAATCCCAAATGCCATTACTTTATCACTCCTCTTCTAACCTTAGATTTTTCTTCAGTTGTTTTTAGTAATTCACTATAATCTCTTGTGAATGCTGACATTAATGCATCATTATTAGGTTGATGTATTATTGTAGATGGATCAACCTGTGATAAATCCACAGAATCTTCTGGATTATCAGAAACTATATCAGATGATACAGTATGTTTACTTAATGGAAGACTTTCATCTATAAGTTTTCCTGAGCCTCTCATATTAGATTTTGCAAACGCATAACTTTCGTTCTGTAGTGCAGCCATATCTATTTGTGCATTATTCAAATTAGCTATTGTAGATATAGCAGTTTTCTTTAAAATATTATCTAACAGTGGATTCTTAGAAAATGTTTTTCCTTGTATTTGTTGCTTTACAAGAACTTCTTCTTCTAAATCCTCATCTTCTGAAAATAAACTAGATAAACTAGTATTTATTCTAGTCTTCTTTAATGAAGACTCTCTAAGTAATAATTTATCTATTCTTTTAGAAACTATTTTTTCTACTAATACATCAAATTCCTGTGAGTTCAAAACTCTTTTTAACCGTTTCTGCACAATTAAATCAATTAATTTGGCAAGTTTTATATTGTCCATAAATGTCCTATGTTTATTCTTTAATTTCTATAAATTCACAATCTAAGTAACTGATGATTTCTTGTTTTCTTTTTTCATCTCGTTCCTCATAATATTTATGAGCTTTCTCATAATATTCTATTACCACGTTCTTAGTATTATCATATCCATCTATCCAGTAACCTAAGTCTGGTATACGAAATTCTCCACCATTTTCTGCATGTTGAAAAACATATCCGTTAGCTTTACCATATTCTTCAATAATAGAAATAG